GAAATAGGTTTAAAGTGGAAGGTTTAGAGGTTCGTCTTATAAATGACGACAATATTATTGCGACTATCCTTGACCCCGAATATATTTCATATGTATAAAGCAAAGGAGAACAGGAAAAATGTCTATGGCTGAAAATATTAAAGAAGAAATTGTTGAAGATGATGTTTCTAATGAAACAACGTCTGTAGAAATAGATCTTGAAACTGAAGAATCTAATGATTCTGATCAAACCCGAACAAATGTTCGTGAAGAAGTTAAGGCAGAACCAAAAGAAGATGAGTTAGCTAGTTATAGCGAAGGTGTTAAGAAAAGAATTAACAAGCTTACTGCTAAGCAAAAATTAGCCTCTGAAGAAGCAGTTGCCGCTTTAAGTTATGCAAAACAAAAAGAAGAAGAGAATACGACTCTAAGAAACAAGTTAGCTCGATTAGATAAGGGATATTTATCTGAATATGAAGGGCGTGTAAGCTCTCAGGAAAATGATGTAAAAAGAGCTTTAACTGAAGCTTTAGACGCAGGAGACAACGGAAAAGTTGCGGAAGCTCAGTCAGCTATCTCTCAAATTGCTATAGAAAAAGAACGTCTTAGAGTTCAAAAAGCTCGATCTGCTCGTGAGGCAAAAGAACAAGAATATTATAGGCAGCAAGAACAAGCTAGAGCGCAAAATCCTCAACCTAGAGTAAATGACGAAAGAGCTGCTGAAAATTCTAAACTTTTGAATGGTTGGAGAGCTAAAAATGAATGGTTTGGAGATGGAGGGGACACAGTTATGACTGCTGTCGCTGAACAACTTCACAAAGATATGGTTACTGAAGGATTTGATCCTATATCAACTGATTATTATTCAGAAATTGATAAAAGAATGAGATCTGAAATGCCAACTAAATTTAAGAGTGACAAGAAAAACGTCCAAGTTGTTACTCCCACGTCTGGAAACGGTCGGTCTATAAAAAAAGGACGGAAACAATCAGTAGAACTTACTAAGGGTCAGGTGGCGTTTGCTAATAAAATGCGAATACCCCTGGATAAATATGCGGCTGAAGTTGTTAGACTGGAAAATAGGAGAGATTAAAATGGCAGATAGAGTTTCACGCGATACAACAACGCGGGAGGTACAAGAAAGACCTCAACAGTGGCGACCTGGTTCTGCTTTAAACGCTCCAGAGCCTCCAATAGGCTATAAACATAGGTGGATTCGTGAGTCTGTATTAGAGTACGATGACAAAACAAACGTTCATAAGAAACGGCAGGAAGGCTGGGAACTCGTTCGCGCTGAAGAGCATCCCGATTATTTTGGACCAACAGTAGATGAGGGAAGGAACGCAGGCGTTATAGGCGTAGGCGGATTAGTTTTAGCTCGTATCCCTATTGAAATGGTCAAACAGCGGAATGAGCATTATCTTAATGCTTCAAAGAATCAAATGGATGCCGTGGACAATGATTGGATGCGTGAAAACAATCCCAACATGCCCAAAATGGCTCCTCAACGTCAATCATCTGTAAGCTTCGGATCTAAACGAGGCTCAGAAAACTCTAAAGGAGAGTAAAAATGGCAAATCAAGATGCCCCTTTTGGTCTACGTCCTATTGGAAGAATCGGGGGAACCCCATTCACAGGAGGCCAAAATCGCTATCGAATCGCCGCTAACTATAATACATCAATTTTCCAAGGCGATATGGTAGCTCAAGTTACTGGAGGTACTGTAGCAATACATGCTGACGGTGGACAGGTACCAATAGTTGGTGTATTTAACGGCTGTGAGTACACAGACCCTACTACTGGTAAGGTAACATTTAGTAACTTTTATCCAGCAAGTACCAATGCTGCTGATATTATTGCGTTTATTATTGATGACCCTATGGTTGTTTATGAAATTCAATCGGATGCAATATTCCCAATCGCAGATCTATTCGGTAACTTTGATGTTATCTATACTACAGCAGGAAGCACACAAAGTGGTGTTTCAGGTTCTGAGTTAGAAGTAACTACTGGTGGAACAGCAACTAATTTACCGTTAAAGGCAATTGATATTTCTCAAGACCCTGACAATAGTGATGTAGCTACTGCTAACGCCAATATCAAAGTTGTAATTGAAAATCATATATTCGGGCTTAAAGGCGCTGGATTAGCATAGGAAGGAGACTAAGTTATGGCAATTTCACGTTCACAACTAGTTGCAGAACTAGAACCTGGTCTAAACGCCTTGTTCGGGATGGAATATGATCGTTATGATAACGAACATGCAGAAATCTTTGATACAGAATCATCAGACAGAGCTTTTGAAGAAGAAGTAATGTTGGCTGGTTTTGGAAGCGCACCGACCAAAACTGAAGGCGCAGGAGTTGGTTTCGACTCGGCTAACGAAGCATACACTGCTCGTTATTCACACGAAACCGTCGCTCTAGCTTTCGCACTAACTGAGGAAGCAATTGAGGACAACCTCTATGACCGACTTGGCGCACGTTATACTAAGGCATTAGCCCGATCTATGGCGCACACTAAGCAGGTTAAAGCAGCGGCTGTTCTAAACAATGCTTTTAATACTGCATTTACTGGCGGTGATGGTGTAGAGCTTTGCTCTCGCGTTCATCCCTTGAATGGTGGCGGTACGTTTGCAAACGAACCAACAACTCCAGCAGATCTTAACGAAACTTCGTTAGAAAATGCTTTAATTGATGTTGCAGGATTTGTAGATGAGAGGAACATGGTTGTTGCTCTTCGTGGTATGAAATTAATAATTCCACCTCAGCTACAGTTTATTGCAGATCGTTTGCTAGAAACCACACTACGCCCATCAACTGCTGATAATGACATCAACGCAGTTAAAAACATGGGAATGGTTTCTGAAGGATATACTGTCAATCACTTCTTGACAGATCCTGATGCGTTCTTCCTCAAAACAGATGCTCCTAACGGATTTAAGCATTTTGAGCGTTCTCCAATGCGTACTAACATGGAAGCTGATTTCGATACAGGTAACATGCGGTTTAAAGCCCGTGAGCGTTATTCTTTCGGATTTAGTGACCCTCGTTGCGTATATGGTTCACCAGGAGCTTAATTGCTTTAGTATATTAATTAAAAGAGGCGGCTTTGGTCGCCTTTTTTTGTAACTTTAATTAGGAGAAAATTATGGATTGGATTACAGGAAGATTAAAAGAACCATCAAGCTACGGAGCTGCGGCTGTCGTAGGTGTTGGCTTAGGTATTTTGCTTACACTGCCAATATTAACTTGGGCAGGTATTATCTGCGCTATATTCGGATTGGTTCTTAAAGAAAAACCAAGCGAGTGATTGTATAAGTTACCCTCTTTCTTTTTATAAAAAAGTGGTGTAACATAAAACTACCTTGACAGCCGCATTCTGCGTCTGACATTTGCCACGACAAGGAGATAACATGGCTAATACAACATTTAACGGGCCAGTCCGTTCACAGAATGGTTTTGAAGACATTACTATTGCTGCTGTAACTGGAACAGAAACAACTAATTCAACATACGGAACAAACGCTTCTGTAGGCGGCGACCTTACGGTACTTGGGTCTATCTTGTCTGGTGGCGCGCACCCCACGCTGAACGGTCTAGCTGTAACGGCTAAAGCCACTGGCGCAACCATTTCCTATGTTGCTGGAATTAACGTCAACCCATTCACTGGCGGCGCACAGCAGATTACTACTCTGCCAGCGGCGACAGCGGGTGTTGTTGTTGTACACGCTCAGTCCGTAGACACTACTGGCGGAACTGCTTTCTTGAGCTTTGATTGCGCGGGTAGTGATGCTTATGAGACAGGGAGCGTTATAGAAAGCCGTGGAAGTAGCGCAGTTACGTTTGATGCGTCTACTGCGGGAGAAACTTTGTTGAAGTTCACTCCTGCTAACGCAACAACGAACTTGATGAGCATTGGCTCATATATCTACTTTACCTGCACAACAACGGGTCTGTGGAATGTTTCGTTTAACTTCCAGCATCTTGGCGCGGGTACTACTGGTGCTTTTGCTTTCGCAGCCTAATGTTTAATTTGGCGGGGTTAACGCCCCGCCTTTCTTATAGGAGATTAAAATGGTGTCAGATGTAATACCAGTCATTATTAGCGATGAAGTAGCTTTAGACGCAGACGGAATATCAGTAGCGACTTCCGTTGGTAATAACGCAGCTCTAGTAATTGGCGGTGCTTTAGCTGATGGCGGAAGTGTCACAAATGCTTCTGGAAGACAGGTAACAATTTTATCAGCAGGAAATGATTCTTCAAAA